GGCTTACCTTCTCCCAAAATCGTGTGGGGAGCATTGGGGTTGAATGGGTGCTTGTCTCCGGTAATCGTTGAGCTTGCATTACCAGTTCCATAATCCAAAGAATTGGGGTTAGTGTCTTTCATGTTGTTTAATGCTAAAGCCAAAAGTGCAACAGCTGAGATGACAGCAAAGATTGGGTTAATGGCTAACTCACCAGCCATGATCTTTGTAGCAAGGCCGACAGCCTTCATGCCCAGTGCGACTGCTCCCAATGCCGCCGCAAATCCGCTCAATATCCCGATGTTCTTGCCGATCCATTCGATCGCAGGTACCAGGTATTTGGTCATAGCGTTNGATAAAGCGATCACCGCTGGTGCTAACTTCTCGCCTAATTTCTGTTTGGCATCATCCAATTTGGCCGATGCTCTGTCCATCGATCCTGCCAAAGTGTTGCCATAAGCATCTGCTGTGCCGTTAATTCGGTCTTTGGCTTCTGCCATCAGTTTATTGAAAGCCTCAATCGGAGTCAGAGATTTATCTAAACTGATGCCCAGATTCTTAAATCCTTTGGCACTTCCTTGGCTGGCCTTGACCATGAGATCGGCTGCATCAGCTAGTGATATCTGGTTATAGCGAGCGAGATCAGCAGCCGTAGACATGAGATCCAGAGCCTTCTTAGGATTCTGCAAGCCCACTGCCAATTTATTGAAGGAGAGCATGGTCTCTTCGTTGTGAAATCCAAGGTTAGTAAAACTGTCCACTGTNCGCTGGAGTGCAGGNTGAACATCATTAAAAGACAGACCCATATTGGCCAGAGAGTTTGAGAGCTGNGCGATAACNACTTGCTCNTGCTTGAANGCNTCCACAGAGGATTTAAGAAAATCTCCTACAGCTGCAACGCTAAAGGCTGCCGCTAACTTTTTACCTAATTGTCCAGCGGATGCCTCAAGACTTCCAAATTCCTTTTTGGCTTGTTTGATACCTTTGTCATTGAGAACGGCGGTTAATGGGATCGTTACGCCCTTGATGCTCATCAGATGCTTCTCTCATATTTAGCAACGGCGCGGTTGATCGCATCGATGATGACTAGCCGGATCTTTCCTTCATCCTTTTTAACTACGGGATAAGCAATACGGCCTCTGGTGTTTTGTCCAGTACCAACGCGCTCCAAGTTGCCGATGCCAGCATTGAGAGCTGCAATGAAGTGTTCTCCAGCTTTAGGGTTATTAGATCGAGATTTCGATGATCCTTGTGGACCAGATACTCGACCAGCCCATTCTGCAATAGCTCCTGCTGCTGAACGATTAAAGAGTGAATAGATCGCTACCCAACCATTTTGTAATGGTCTCTGGCGAGCGGTGCTGTATCCGATACCTGCCTTGACCTGTTGTGGGTTATAGACAGGAAAAGCTCGTGCGCTGCTAGTTGCTGACTTCTTCATTTTGCCGGAGTCTGTGAAATTAGACAGGCCAGCAATAGTGGACGGCACTTCGGCTTTGGCCTGATATGCCAACTTCTTGAGTTCTATCTTGATCTCAGCATTCATCTCTTTGTAGATATCGGGAGAGAGGTGCTTCAACGCTTTGAGAGTCTTATCGACTCCTTGAAGAGCTAGTGGCACCTCTGGACTCCTTTGATTCATCTTCGAGGACTTGGATAAGTACCCGAAGCATCGATGTATCTATGTCTAAGACTTGCTGTGGCGTGATCCCGATTCTGATGGCGATAGCCGCCACCATGTAACTTGTCGAGTCACGCCCTAAGCGTTTTTTGTTTCTTCTTGATCGTCGAGTACCTCTACCTTGTGCAAGGTAGCGAGAAAGTTCTCGCCGTAAGGCTTCTCGTCACCGATCATGCTGAGGCATTTCCAAGCGATCCAGTAGATATCGCCCTGCTTTTCGTCCTCTCGGAAGGCTTTACCAAATCCCTTTTTCGCATATTGCTCGAAAGCGACTTCGATAACTGGTGTGATAGCCACTTCGACTACATCGCCAGATGCCCTTGTTATCTTTAGTTTTGCCATTTGTTTCTCCTTTTAGAACGTGCCTGTGATTGCTACTGTGATTGCGCCTGAGACTGTGAAGGTGATGGTCTGCTTGCCGACTTCGCTAACTGCGCCAGCCACATCGGTTGTGTTGTTAACGAGCACAACGCCTGTGTAGAGCGGGTTAGTAGCTGAGACAGTTGCGGTGCCACCTGATTGAACCTGAACGATCTTGAATGCTGCGTTGGTTCCCCATGTAGCCTGAAGGCTCTGAAGGACTGAGGCAGTTGCATCGTCGTTGAAGAATTCAACAGCGATAGTGGATGACTCGAGACCCTTGATGAAGCGGTGTCCTGAATCTCCCATAGCGGTGATATCTAGCTCGTCAAATTTACGAGTGATGGTGATAGATGCAACGTGATCGGAGAGATCGACGTATGTGCTACCGGTGGTGTTGAGCTTAAATCCTGCTTGGTTATTTAGGAATATCGCCATTTATTCTTCCTCGGCTTTCTTTGTAGTGGCTGCTGCTGGTTTTGTGTTGGGTTGGATCTGGCCGATCTTGATTAAGTAAGCCAAATTCTCAGGTGATAGATCGTCCATGATTAACTCCATGAGGTTAGTGTTGAGATGGATATATCCGATGCAAGCATCTGGCCAGCATCGACAGGCAGAACGGCCGGAGCCGATACAGATTGAACATTGAAAACGATGGAAGATGATGCGAGCTTGTTAAAGATCGCCACCATGAATGTTTCGATGTCTCCGAGATTGCCCTGATTGTCGAACATCGGGACAATTCCAGTGATCTTGAAATTGGCCATCGGGCTGATGCCAGCATTGGTGTTATTGCTAGGCACTACATAAGGATCATCCGGTTGAACGATCACAGAGTTAGCCGTAGGAGATGCTGGTGGGAATGCGTAGACGTTCCACACTGTCGGGTTAGCGAGAGCTGTGGCGATGGATGATCGAAGAGTGGTAAGTGCAGTCATTAGCCGACCATGCTTCGTGGTGACATATATGGCGCAAGGAGACCGCGTACGCGAGCCATGAGTGTGTTACCCATGCGGTATGGCGATGGTGCGAAGTCCGGTGATATTCCACCAGCTGATGATTGCTGACGTGCTTGCCAGATGTCGACAGCCAGATTCATCGCAGCTTCTCTGATCGCAGGAGTCGACCCGTATGTGGTTTGCTTGGTGTCTACTCCAGCAGCCTTTCCATACGGGACGATCTGATGATAGTTATCATCGGCGTGAGTAAGATCAAATTGAATAAGTGAATACCCGCGTGGAAAGTTCAGTTGATTCCAAGCAAGGAATGGGAAAATAGGAAAAGACCCAGAGCCTTGTGACCAAGGATAGGTGGCTGTAATAACGTGGCTGCCATTGTAAGCAGTGCCGCAGTTGGACAGCGTNATGGTTTGTCCNGTGGTGTATCCAACTGGAACGGATAGCACAGCGATGCCCNTGTTACCTTGGCAGCTCACGCCGACCACAGGATAAGAATCGAACCAGAGATACTGGTTAATTAAATCTTCTGCTGTTTGGCAGACTTCTTCAACGATGGAATCAGCATAGAGAGAACCGATGCCGAGATTAGCCTTGAGCTCGTCTGCGGTCACATAAGTTGCGGCCATGCTGATTCCTTTCGATNAAGACCACTAGCCCTAAAGGGCACCAATAGAGCTAGTGGATACTGGTTTAGTTATTAGGTGAGGTTGAAGCGACGAACGCCAGCTGGGATAAGAACCTTGCCCGCGCCGTATCCGTAGATCGATGTAGATACACCCATTGATCCGACAACGTTAACGCTGAAGAATGCTTCTGGAGATTCGATCCACATTGTTGCTTCTGGAGCGATGATGAATGCAGACTCATCGATGAGTGTTGATGCAACATTCTTGTCAACGTAGTAATCCAAGCCCATGATTGAGCCACGAATTGTTGTTGGNTTTGCATCACCAGCAGAGTTCCAAGGTGTTGTTGTGTTGAACAACGGACGGCCTGTGGTGTCATTTGCAGAAATTACGTTCTGCCACCAACCGATGCCAGATACNAGNTTCTGTGCGAAGAAGCTAGAACCTTGGTAGGCGAGTGGTGCTTCTGTACCGATGAAGCTCATCAAGCCAGCTGTTGTGCCAGCTGTTGTTGATGCTTGTGTTCCACCAGCTGTAAGTGCTGCGATCATTGCTGCATCTGTCGCTGCGCGATATGCGTTTTCAAGTTGCTTGGCAAGTTGATCCATGAAGACAGGATCTGAACGCTCGATAAGAGCAAGATCCACCAACTGCTGACCTGCATAACGCTGCAATGTGATTGTTTCGTAAGCAGAGGTCATCTGTGTATCAGATGGAGCATCGCCTTGTGCGTTCACTGCAACTGATGGTGCAACAGATGAACCGCCACCGGCTGATGTAACGAGTGATGGGATGTTGATTTGGAGTCCTGATGCAGGTGCAGCCATACGCTGAACAGCATCGATTGTAGGACGTCCGAACGAAGTATTGCTCACGAAGCGAGACAGGTACTGGATTGGTGAGAATGCTGGGTTATTTCCAGTTGTTGCATCAGATGAAGCGGTGATATTGCGACGATCTTCTGATGCTGCTACCCAGAGAGCTGATTCGGTGTCACCGATTGCAGCCTTGAGTTTGTGCTCTACATAACGACCCATCGATGTGATTCCATGACGAGGTGTTGCGGTTGCGCCGCCGTAGATTGGTGCAGTTGCTTTGATTGTTGGGCGTGAGGCTTCTGCGGTTGCTGCGGCCTCAGTTGTTGCGGAAGTTGTATCTTCTGACACAGCTGCCTCACTTTCTGTTTGGGTTTCGGATTCTTCTAATGCTTCTTCGACTTGTTGAATAAGTTTCAACTTGTCCACTGCATCAGAAATTTCTTGAATGAGCTCGGTTTCAGTTTCCTCGAGCATTTCTTCGGCGGCATCTTCCATGTCACCTGCGGCAGCTGCCACGCTAAGAACTTGAGCATCACTAAAGGCAGGAGTTTCCACGAGCGAGACTTCGCGTAGGATTGCTTTCTGAACATAGAGAGTGCCGTCCTTCGCTGGCTTGGATGCGACAACATCCACACCGACTGAGAGGCCAGAGATCAATTCCTCTGAAGCCATGATTAAATAATCGGT